TTTAGATTTTGCAGAAAGCCAATTACATAAACAGATAAGTGCTAACTCAACTGCTGCTACAATATTCTATCTAAAGACAAAAGGTAAGAAGCGAGGTTATGTTGAAAGACAGGAGATAACAGGAGCAGATGGAATGCCAACTAACTTCCAAATTGAAATAATTGACTCAATTATCGATAAAGACTAATATAGTTTACAGACATTTATTAAACAACAAAAAGAAAATTGTAGTTGAACAGGGCGGAACAAGGTCCGGTAAAACATACAATATTTTGCTTTGGATTATATTTGAATATTGTACTAAGAACAATAGTAAGGTTATTACTATATGTAGAAAATCATTTCCTAGTTTAAGGGCTACCGTGTTAAGGGATTTTATAACAATACTGCAATCACATAAATGTTATTCTGAAAAGTTTCATAACAAATCTAATTCTGAATATCATCTGTTTGGTAACCTTATTGAATTTATTAGCTTAGACCAACCTCAAAAGATTAGAGGACGTAAAAGAGATTTACTTTTTATAAATGAAGGTAACGAGTTATATTTCGAGGATTGGCAACAATTAGTTTTTAGAACTCAGGAAAAGATTATTTTAGATTTTAATCCATCGGATGAATACCATTGGATTTATGACAAAGTACTTACACGAGAAGATTGTGCTTTTTTTAAGACAACTTATTTAGATAATCCTTTTGTCGAGGAATCAATAAAAAAAGAAATAGAACTTCTCAGGGATACGGATGAACAGTATTGGCAAATCTATGGATTAGGAGAAAGGTCCGCGAGTCGCTCTACTATCTTTAATTATACAGAGGTTAATCATATACCTGCTGAAGCTAATCTAATCGCATACGGTATGGATTTCGGTTACACGAATGACCCTACAACGTTTGTCTCAGTCTATACGATGGGACACAATTTATATATCAAAGAACATCTATATAGAACTCAAATGACTACTAATGACATTAACGTGTTTCTAAGGGATGAAAAAATTGCATCTAACCCAATATATGCTGATAGCGCAGAACCTCGCTTAATCGCTGAGCTAAGAAGAATGGGGCATAATATTTTACCTTCATTAAAAGGTAAGGATTCAATTAATGCAGGAATTGATTTATTAAAGAGATATAAGATACATATTTTATCAGACTCTACAAATGCAATAGCGGAGTTTAGAAATTACAAATGGAGAGAAGATAAAAGCGGAATGCTAGTTAATGTTCCTGAAGATAAGAATAACCACATTATCGACCCAACTAGATATGCGACTTACTCTATTTTGTCACGACCTAATTTTGGTAGATACGCACTTCATTAAAAAAAAGTTATTAAATGTTTTGTTTATAAGATAATTAGTTGTATCTTTGAAATGTAGAAAGGAATTAACCTCTACATTAAAACAGAACAAAATGGTTTCACTTACGGATACAGAGTACAATTATTATTTAAAATTAGAACGTTACGCAAAAGATATTGCATTAGGTTTAAATGTAACGATTGCTAAAAAGTTAATGAAAAAATTAGTATTAAAAAAAGAATTAGAAGACAAAAAATTAAATGTAGAAAAGGCATTTAGACATTTTATATAAATTAAAATAAACAGGGGTGTAAAAACCCCTTTTAAAAACAGAACAAGATGGAAAAATTTAAAAGAGTAAAAACGTGGAAGGATGTTACTAATGACCCTAGGGTGGATAGTGTAGAGGTAACAAATGAAGATTCTAAGTATTGGGTCTATCTAAAGTTCCCATATTATAACTGTATTACTCAATGTATGAGTTTACCTTGTAGAACTGTTGAGGAAGCGTGTTGGAATTTGAATGGTGATATTAAGAGAGCTACGATTTCAAAGAGTGGAAGGATGATAGAAATAGATGGTGATGATGAATAAAAGTTATTAAATGCTTTGTGGATAAAATAATTAGTTGTATCTTTGAGTATAATTAAAAAATATATTATGACATTAAAACAACAAGTAAATCTAAGTGGGTCAAAGCTACATAGTAAACATACTTTGTACGCTAGCCATAGAGTAAGTGAAGAGATATATAGCGTTATAGATGTAACCGATGGTATGGCTACATTAAGAAGTGAATACAATGCTAAGGAAGTATCACCTATGAAATTAGATGATTTATACAATAACTATTTCGGAATACAAGAAGACCCAAATAGCTTTTCAATTTAACAATTAAAACAAAAACAATTATGGTATTTGAAAGAGGAGATAAAGTAAAGGTAGTATATGGTGACATATCATTCACAGGTTTAACGGGAATAATTGAGTTTGGTGAAACTGATGAATATGGAGATGTAGCATATATATTAACAGACATTACATATCCAAAGATGGTATGTAAAAAAGGATATGAATATAAATTAACTAAAACCAACTTTTATGAAGATTGGTTAAAACAAATATAATATGAAAGGAATAAAAAGAAAAATTATAGCTCAATTAGTAAAATTTAATATTAAACCATTTAAAACTGTTATTTTAAAAACAGGTGTAATATGTGAACATTATGCAAATGGTATTATAAAAGTTATTTAAAATGAAAATAATAATAACAATATTTGTATGGTATTTTATAGCAAGAGTTTTTATGTGGTTAGGACATAAGTATTACAATGATAAAGATGTTTTTTAAAATAAGTTATTAAATGCTTTGTTGATAACAAATAAAGTATTATCTTTGTAGGGAACAAAACAAATATATTATGAAAACATTAGAAACATTAAAACAAGAGTTCATAACACTTGAGACTAATTATAAAGCTAATCCGTTACCAATGGGAACAGAGTATAATTCATTTGCTAAGAAATGGAAAAGTCTTAAGTCTCAAATTAAGAACTACGACAACTCTACTAACATTATGAAGAGAGATGGTCTTAAGGTTTCTAAGAGCGGAGCAGGTTACAAGGTTGAGTTTCAAGGGATAGTTGCAGAGCTTTGGTTAGATGGTTGTGTTACTGATTATTGGGCTATTGATGTAGTGGAAGGTGATTTAGATTTAGAATTTATGGAACACGAAACTAAGGCAGATGCGATATGGTATTTGTATAGCTCTATATTATAAAATAAGTTATTAAATGTTTTGTTTATAAATAAATAAGTATTATCTTTGAGTATAAATAAAAAATAAAACATATGAAAAGTTACGATTACACAAATAGATTTGATGTTCATTTAGATGACAAAGAAGATGAAAACGGATTATTTTATGTTTATGATAATGAAAAAATGGAAGTAGTGAGTAAAGGTTATAAGTACAGTAGATACGCTTACAATCTTCAAAGTAAATTACAATTAGGATATTAACTAAAAAACAAAAACAGATATGAAAAACTTAACAGTAAGTACAAAAGACATTAGACATAATATGACAGATGTCCAATTACTACAAACTATCAAAGAGTTAAAAACAATGTTGAAGTTTGCAAAGTTAGAATACCAAATTAGAAACTATTAAAACTAAATAACTATGGAAGAATGGTATGATGATTTAAATCCTATTGACAGAGAAGATAGCGAATGCAGAATGTGTGGAACTCCAATATATTCTGACAAAGAATTTTGTTCATCAACTTGTTATCACGATGATATGAATTAAAAGCTAACTTTGTTTTGTTCTGAAAAATGTGTCTATTTATAGGTGCATTTTTTTTGTTATATTTACTTTTATAAAAATCAAAATTTAATACGTTATATATATATATGAAAATAACAATTCCTACATCATTAAAAGACATAAACTTAAGACAGTACAAGAAGTTTTTAGGCATTAGTGATAATCTAAAAGAAAATGACAAATTTGTAAAAGCTAAACTAATTGAAATATTTTGCAATATTCCTTTGGAGCAGGTTATGAGGCTTAAATTAAAAGATTCAGAAGAAATTACAGAATCAATTTACAATATGTTTGACGAAAAACCTGAACTTGTAAAGAATTTTAAATTAGATGGAGTTGAATATGGATTTCATCCAAAGTTAGACGATATGAGTTTAGGTGAATATATTGACCTTGACACTTTTATAGGTGATTGGGATAACATAGAAAAGGCAATGGCTGTTTTATACAGACCTATTGTTTCTAAATTTAAAAAGCAATATAATATTTCCGAATATGAGGTAGGTAAGGAAAAAAATATACTAGATATGCCTATGGATGCGGTTATGAGTTCTCTTTTTTTTTTGTGGAATTTAGGACTAGAATTGTCGACAATTATGACGAACTCTTTGGACAAGGGACAAACACAAGCCTTGACTCAGTATCTCAATTCTCAAGCAAATGGGGTTGGTATCAATCGCTTTACGGGCTCTCTAACGGCGATATTACAAGATTTGAAAGTATCACTCAATTAGGATTTCATCAATGTTTTATGATGTTATCATTTATGAAAGATAAAAGTGAAGTTGAAAATAAACAAATGAAAAAAAAATTTAATTAATGGCAAACCAAGGTGTAAGGGGTTTTTATCAATTAACAGAAACCATAAAAGAAGAACTTTTGAAAGATGTTAATATCAATACAGTTACAACAGGTGATATCTCAGATGTAAACCTAAATAAGCAAGATATGTTTCCACTAGGACATATTATAATTAATAATGTAATTGATGAAGAAAATATTTTAAATTTTAATATTAGCATTTTAGCTTGTGATATCGTTGACCAAAGTAAGGAACTAACGGTTGACAGGTTCGTTGGCAATAATAATGTTCAAGATATCCTTAACACACAATTAGCTGTCTTAAATCGTCTTATACAGCGTTTGAGGAAGGGAAGCCTATATACAGAGATGTATCAATTAAATGGAAATCCAAATTTATCACCTTTTTATGACAGATTCGAAAACCAATTAGCAGGATGGACAGCAACAATGGATGTACAGATTTATAATGACATTTATATTTGCTAAATGAAAAGCCCATTATTAGAACAAGTATTAAATAATTTTGCAACTGAAGTGGTTTCTCGTGCTAAGAAAAATTTAGTAGATGATAGGAAAAGCAGGGGTGATTTATATAATACTTTAAAATATGATGTTAGAGTTGAACCAAATGTTTTTTTAGTTGATTTTATAATGGAGCCTTATGGGATGTTTGTCGATAAAGGTGTGCAAGGTAAAACATCAACGTATCCCGAAACAATGACAGCTCAATCGGGTATGCTAAAAAAATTTAGATACGGAACGAATTCAGGACCTAAAGGAGGTTTAACAAGTGGTATTGAAGCTTGGCTTAATAAGAAACGTTTTCAATGGAGAGATAAAAAAGGTAAATTTTTAAGTTATGAAACTATGAGTTTTTTAATAGCTAGAAGCATTTACAATAAAGGTTTAAAAGCTAATATGTTTTTTAGTAAACCTTACGAAGAGTTATTAAAAGGATTAGATAAAAATATTGTAGACTCTTTCTTTTTAGACATAGAAAATGCAATCATATTAGGACAAAAAAAATAAAAAATGGCAAATATAGCATTAAGAAATCCACAATTTAAGTTTCATCAAAGTAATGAATCAGCAACTGTAAAAGTACAATTGCTTTTATTAATAGGTGGAACGTTAAGATATACAATAGAAAAATTTGGTGAAGATGGATTTACTACAAACTTTGATATTTCAGAACTTGCTAGGGATTATTTAAACGTTAATTATTCAGCAACAGATTATTCGGATAGTATTGTAATTCAATCAAAGCTACAATCACTTAATGCAGCAGGTGCATTGATTGGGTCTATATCTACTTTTAATGATATAGGCTTAGAAGCTTATGGACTTTTTGAAGAATTAGCAAATCCAATTGTACCATTTGAAAATATCGGAACTAACAGATGGCTATTAGCAGAGAATCCAAGTACAGGTTTATTTGAAATATTCACACCATTTAATGAAGCAGGTAAAGTGGCTTATATGGAATCAAATGGAAATATACAAACAGCTTCATATTCTACAACAGCTACAACAGTAGCACAAGGAGGAAGTACATTAAAAATAAATAGAATAAACTGTACTAAATACGGAATAGGAAATAAGTTGTGGTTTATAAATAAATATGGTGTACAGCAAGAATTATGGTTTTTTTTAAAAACAGAAACAAGTGTTAAAAGAACTAATGAAAATTATAAATCAAATACATTAAATAATAATGATGCTGTTGCTGATAATTATAATTTACAAAATGCACCAAGAAAATTATTTAATACACAAGCTAAAAGAATTATAAAATTAAGTTCAGGATATTATCCTGAATTTGCTGTAGAATTTTTTGAACAATTATTGTTAAGCGAATATGTTTGGATAGAAATTACAAAAACACAACAAACAACAAAAGTAGTTTTACCTTTTACAGTTATAAATTCCTCCATAGAAAAAAAGACATCTGTAAATAATAGATTAATAGAATATACAATGGAATTTGAAGAAGCAGCAGACTATATAAATAACATAAGATAACATAAGAATAACATAGGAATGCAAAAATTACAGTTATATATAGAAAGTAATAGGTTAGATTTATTTAAAGATGAATCTGTTTCTTTAACTGAAACAATTCAAAATATTAAACAAATAGATAAAGTATTCACATCATTTTCAAAAACGTTTTCTGTTCCTGCAAGTCCTAATAATAATAAAATTTTTAAACATTATTATAATTTTGATATTGTAGGGGGTTATGATGCAAGATTAAAAAAATCAGCTAGAATAGAATTAAATACGATACCTTTTAAAAGTGGACGTATTAAATTGGAAGGAGTTAGTCTAAAGAATAATTTAGCACATACTTATAAAATTACATTCTTTGGAAATACTGTTGAGTTACCCGACATTATTGGTGATGATAAACTAGGTTCATTAATTTTTGCAAGTTCCGATTATGATTTGAATTATGATTTTCAAACTATAAGAACGTATTTAATAAGTACACAAAATACAGGTAAATTAATTGTTCCTTTAATTACACACACGCAAAGACTTTTTTATAGTAGTGCTATATCATCTAATCAGGATAATATATTTTTTACAACTCAAAGACAGCAAGGAGTTTTTTTTAATTCTTTAAAATTTGCAATTAGATTATACGAACTAATATTAGAAATAGAAGCAAAATATACAATAGCAAATGGTTATGCTAATAATATATTATTTTCTAGGGATTTTTTCAACACATCAAACCCTGCATTTTATAATTTATATATGTGGCTTCACAGAA